CGTGCTGGTAATGGTGCCACCAAAGTCCACAAAGCTAATAAGCTTGTCGGTAGCTGCTGTACCAGTTGAAAGATAAATGATAGCGCCTACTGCCGAAATACTAGCAGCAGTCCAGCCAGCCACAATATTCGATGGGGTCACTGGAACCCGATTATTGGTGGTATCGACTGCACCCACCGTCATTGTCTGTGCAATACCACCAGTAGCATAACCACCACCAGCGGCAACTTCGTTCGTCACATCAGAGCGGTTAACCCATGCGTCGATATTACCAGCGCTTGGAATAGATGTTACAAGCAGTACTTTAAAAGTACCCGAAGCAAAGTTAACTGCAGCCCTAGCAAGGTGGTCTGCCAAGTTGGTAAAGTTTGATGATGCCATGCTAAAGCTCCGTTATGCTTGTGGGAATTCCCACGTAATGAGTGCGGCATTATCGCCTACACCCGCTGAAAACGTATCATTCACGGACTTTACTACTTCTCCAAAATCCTGAACGTACAACACAATGCCTGATTCTACGTGGTAAACAACAGCGCTACGCGCCGCTATGTTTGAATTTTTCCACTGCGCGTTAATGTTTCCACCAAGGTCTATAGCGCCGTCTCTTTGCACCACTTCCATAGCGCCTACTGATTTACCGCCAGTAGTATAGCCTGTTGCAACACCCGCCGCTACTTCCCCACTAGAGCTATAAACTTCTCCAGTGAACATATCAGAATACAGAGCAATCTTTAGCTCGGTATTCTGGTAATATCCACTAATATACCCAGCAAGCAGCTTAATCATTGTATAGCCTCTGCCGTAGTAGTGCCATCAGCGTTCTTTGTAAGAATCACTTTTCTGTTCACCGGCTGCTTACCCTGCTCAAGTACAAGGTTAAGCTCTATCGGCTGCATATCCACGGTAACTTGTACTGGCTTATTTGCAGAGCTTTGCATAGCAAATGCCATATCCTGCACTGCTCTCATGGCACCCTCTGTAGCTTCCACAGCCCGGTCTGCGCTGGCATGGGCGCTAGACAACATCTGCGCGGCAAGCTGCACATCGGATTCAGCCTTCACGGGGCCTTTGGGGGCCGCTGGAGCCTTTGGCTTCAAGGTCTGGCCCATTGCACTGGTGTTGGAGTCTGGATTGCCTCCGGCCTGCCCAGCCGCGCCCTGACCCCGGAACATGGTGCCGGATTTTGGCGTGTAGCCGTCTGGTGGCAAGTTACCAGTCAGCGCTATACAAGCTTCTTCATCAGTCAAGAACCCAAGGCTTAGCAAGTCAAGGATGCGTGACTGCTCCATCGACTTATAAGCTTCAAGCTCTCGTGTCGGGCGCAGGTCAATCGGCTCATATTCAAACTCTACATACGCATCTTGCCCCATAATGCGTACAGCAATAGTCATTGCACGGGAGTATATCTCATTGAGCTTAACCCTCAGCATATTGGCTTGTTTAACATACAGCATGGCTTCTGTTGAGCTAGCGTTTGATGTAGAAGCTTGGCCAAGGATAACTGGCAAGGTCTTTGCACCACTGCTTAGTTTCCCGTTCAGTACTTTCTGTATACGCTCAATAATAGCGCTTGGGTCTTGCCCACCGTCGATATACTTATAGTCTACTTGGTCGTAGCTAACAAACGCATCCTCTGGTGCAGCACCATTCACCACCGCCTGCACTTCCTGAATCAGTGCATTCTTATAGGCCGCGTACTTTTCAGGGTCACCAAGAATATCAGGTGGCGTAAACTTCTTCACTGCTTCGCTATCAAGAATAGCAGTCAAGCGTGGCAGCACAGCACGCTTCAAGGCTCTGCGTGTATCGTTGTTAAAGTCAATATCAGCAAGGATGGGCTGTATAGCCGACTCCACATATGAAGATGGGTACACCTCCGTTTGCAGCTGATCTACCGTAACATAAATAATGGTAGGCAAGTCCAGATCAATGTCTTCGCCACCGATTCGCTGCTTAAGCTTGAAGCTATTATCTTCTTCAAACATCACAAGCGTAGTAACGCTGATTGGGTTAAGGCTAGCAGGAATCCTTGCCTTATCCAGTGCTACTTCCAAACAGCTAGCGCCGTCAAGAATCAACTCAAGGCCAAGTGCTTCACTTAGGCTCTGCAAGCCCATCTGTGCGCCAAACGTACCGTCTACGTTTCCAAGGTAGGTCATGCGGCGCAGCAACTCATGTGCAAGCTTCGTAGCTTCCACGCTCACCTTGCCGTCCATATCCCTTGCAGTCAACTTGAACTTCTCGGGAATGCCGGTACGCATCAAGAAGGACACTGCGCTACTAAGGTCTGGGCTACTCTTACTCAGCTCTCGCAACACTTTCTGTGTATTAGACTGTGACCTTGCCGATACCAGCCTATCAGTATTAGCAAGGTTTCTATCAGTCTTTGGTGACGCGCTTGTACGTACCGCAGTCTGTGTTCTATAGCCGGGCAGACCTTGAGGACCCTTAGGAGCCTTAGGTATAGGCATTGGAGGCAGCAATGCCGCCTCAAACTTATTCATCAGGGTATCTAAGAGTTTCATATGGTTATCATCCGGTCGGTTGACCGGATGATAACTCCCCTACGAGTATTCCTTGGGCCTAAACGCTACCAAAAGTGGAGTTCTCCCCGGTTCCGTCCATCCACTTACAGTGCCTAGCAAAGTAGTGGCAAGGAACATGTACATCAGTGAGAAGAAGTAGTGGTCTTGTCCATCCGTCTTTTGCCAACTGAAAACAAGCTCGTCATTCTGGAATATCTTAGTACGCTTTAAGCTCAAGTAGTGTTCTTGCAGTACACCATCATCTGCTCCCTTTGAGATGAATATCTTATTTTCCTTGAATATCTCAAGCAGCTTATCAAATGCAGCAGTACGGTTAATCTTTAGCAAGCGCAAGTTTAGCTTACCCTCTTCTGCATCTTCGTCTTTATCAGCTACAGTGTACATCTGTGGATTCTTAGATGTTGTAAACACTGCACCATAAGCATTAGTGTCTACTTCACAGACTGACATAATCTCAGAAACATAGGGCTGCACGTCATGTACTGATATAACTACTCGGTATTGGCGTATAAGCTCAAGCCTGCGCTCTCTAAACTTAGATAGCGGCACCATTTCCCTATGCACTACAAGCAGCAAGCCCTCATTAGACAGTCTGCCGATAGTCACAGCGCACAGTAGGCCCATGTCAAAGCCCATGAAATGTATAGCACTACTAGATAAATCAGCTTGTACAAGCGCTTTGCTTATATCCGCTGCAGTTAACTGCTCATTAGTGTCTTCGCTTGTCTCACCTAGTACCTGATTTTGCCATTCTGCTCTTGTATTGAACTCCGTACTTGTTCGTACCAAATACGCTGGCACAAGCAGGCGACAAGCAGTGACTGGTGTAACATAGTGCGTATGTGCTTCATAATTATCATCCGGATTTTCTACCACCCACTCAAGTCTGGTAGGGTCAAATTGCGGGTCGCGTCTGCAAGATGGGCACATCCAGTGCGCTTTTTGCCACTGATAATCCTTGATGTTATACTTCGTTAATCCTTTGAGGTCGTCATAGTAGCCCGGAATCACAATATCCGTGTGGTAGCTTGGTAACCATTTATGGCCACAGCAGTTGCATATACCCATATGGCGTATGCGCTTTGAAGTCTCTGCTTCCTTAGAGATTCCCACACCTTCCTGTGTAGGTGTGCTAAACTGCCTGATAATCTGGTGCTTAGAGGCTTGCAAGCGGCTTCTGAACTGCTTCAAGGTGTCTGGGTCACACCGGTCTATCTCGTCGGCTACAAGGCAGTCTGCACTGATAGACAAGGCTGCAGTTTCTGATCTAGTTCCTCGAATAAACAGGAAATTGCCGTTGATTTCCTTTAACTCTGTCGAGTCTACATTGACATTTAACAAGCGTTTAAGGTCAGGACTGCCGTAAAGTATGGGGTTTACTTTGGTAATTGTCAGCTTTGTAGCATCATTGGTCGATGGCAAGGCATAAATAACGTTAAACTGCTTTTGTGTAGCAAGGGCAGACAGAAAGTAGCAGATTGTGCTGACAGTCAAGCCGATCTGCGCTGGTTTAACTGTGTTCGTTACACGCGAATCATCATTAAGAATAGCTCGTTGGAACTCATAACCACCCGTAAAAGACAGCTTTTTGCTCTCTAAAATGATATGTTTTTCTGCATAACTTGCTAGATTATGCAGGTGAAATACATTATTTAGGCCATCTTCTATGCGTTTATAGTGGTCATTTAGCACTTCCTGCCCTTTCAAGTGCTGCTTTATACGCTATCAGGAACTCTTCATGTATAGCTGCATGTGGCTTCAAGGTTTCTAGTAGTACATCTTCAATGATTCTCAAGCGCCCAGCGTTATATATATCCGTTTGCTGCTTAGTGATGCTAGCAAGGATGGAAGTAATGGTGTTTAGAGTCTGCGCTTTTTGGTTTAGCGGTGTTTCTGGGTCGTGCATAACCTCGGATATCAAGGTTTCTGCACGGTTGTATTGCTTGAGTAGCTCAGTTTCAAGGTTTAGCTCGTTAAAGCTGGTAACCAAGTGTACTTTTGGGGTTACCTTTGGGGTTTCTGGTACATCGCCTTCAAAATCAATTAGACTCATTATCTATCTCCCTTACTTTATTTACTGCGCGCATCATGGTGTTGTAGCTTACAAAGGCTATCTTTGCAGCTTGGGATATGCTGTACTTTCCTTTTAGTACCTCACGTCCAAGCTCTAATTTCAGGGCTTTACGCGCTTCAATCAAGGGCTTTTTATTGAATATAGGCTGCTTGCCGGGAAAGACTGAGGATACATATTTTTCATGTACTCCAAGCTGCTTGGCAAGTTCCCTAGTCGTTATCCTGCGCTCCCAAAGGTCTTGTCTTTGCTGTTCTGTCGTGCGCGAGGCTACGGTGTCAGGTCGCTTTGGGTTGGCTTTGGGCCATGTCACGGGGTATGTCATTTTCGGATTGTGCCATAGAATTTTTGGTTTGTGTCATGTAGGTGTGCATATCTATGTCTTTATAAAAGTTTTAGAATATATTTTGCATGTCGAGGTGGGCTGGTATGGGGCCGCCAATTATAGTACACATAAACCCTATACGTCAACAGGGTAAACCCCTATATACAAACCCGGTCCCTTATGTTAGTCGTGCGCCTAGGTGTTAACCCCTATCACATAATTCTCACCTTGTCTATTAGGGTTTGTCCCTATGTTGTATTTGTGCTTCTAAGGGTTTTCCCTATGGTGTCTGGGTCGTAGTCGTGAGAATATCTAGGCCTCAATTACTTATTTTGAAAGGTCAATCATGAATACCACCACCGAAGCAGCAGCAGCCGAAGCAGCAGCAGCCGAAGCAGCAGCAGCCGAAGCAGCAGCAGCCGAAGCAGCAGCAGCCGAAGCAGCAGCAGCCGAA